TCATCCGTCGATCGGTGATTGAATCCGATTACTTGCTCCATTACTTTCCCGCAGCCGCACGGCTTACTACTAAGATCATCGGAATTTGCGCTCATAAAGTTTAGCTCTTTTTGTGAATATGCGTTTAACGCGGTCGAGATACTCGGCATCGAATCGTCTTGGCGAGTTTTCCTGCTCCAAGCGCTCGACGCGCTCCAGCCCTATTCTATCAATCAGCCCTGCCCGATAGCCAACGGCGTTTCCGCTTAGGTAGCGATTACAGTAAGCCAGCTGCGAATGGCAGTTGAAAAGATTAAATTTCAGACCGGGAGCAGATCCCCGGGAGCGGTAGTGGCCAGCATCGACCGCGCCGCCGTGCTTTAGATCGCCCTGTGAGCGCCCGCAGCAGATGCACGGCTTTCCCCTGTCTCTCGCTCTAATGTAGCGGTTAAAAGCCGCCTGAGCGTCTCTCATGCGGTCTGAGCGGGTCTTTAGTCGTTCCTTTGTCTCTGCGACGACTTTCTTCTCGGCTTTCTGGTAGATCTTCTGCCCGGCAGCGCTGCGCGAGAACTCGATCAGATGCTCCATTGAGCAGAACGCTTTCAGCGATCCGATCACCGCAGTCTCGGCGGGAACCTTCTTGCGGCAGAGCGAGCAGCGTCTAGTTCGCATCGATCAGACCGAGATGGTCTGCATACGGCTTTATGTACTTGCGCCAGTATTCCATCTCGACGGCGATCAGCTCGTTGTAAGTCTCTTTGACCACTTTGCGGTCGAGATTAGCCAGCCCGATTTTGAGCTGGTCTTCGGCTTTGTGGATTGGTTCGAGTAAGTGAGCGGCCATGGTAGCCTCCATTATTCTCTGTTTCGAAGTATTATTTCGAGTCGCTCCATATCTGTGAGATCACGAATATAAGCGAGTCGAGCGTCTTGTCGCTCGGTAAAATTCCCCGTTTTCTCTCCTGCTTTAACGTCGTGCCCGTAATAACCCCAGAAATCCGACTTCTCCATCGATCCCAGCAAGTAGACGTCTTTGCTGTAGACGTAAGTGAAGACGTATATATCGCAGTCCTGATTCTTCTGCGAATACGGAATCCGAAGCGTAAAGTCGTCTCTCGGCTCTCCGTGCTTGTCGAGAGCTTTCTTCGATTTGACGTCTACCCGGTAGCCTCCGACCACGAAATCGTAATTCATCGAACTGTCGGCGCAGTATTCGAAGTCGATGTCCATGTCCATAAGCCAGCGACCGAAAGCCATCTCGCCGAGAGTCCCGGTAATCTGCCCGGCTCCGTCTTCGAGTATCGTCTTCGAGTTGAACGCCTTATTCGTGTGCTTGATGTGCGCGTAATTAAGCCACGGCAGTTTTATATGAGATTTAACCATTTTTGCTGGGCCACTCCGGCACTTTAACTCCATGACTGGTCGCCAGATGGCGAGAGAGTGTTTCGTAGATCTTGCTGTACTCGGCTCGCTCCGGGTCTTTCGTCGACTCGTCCCCGGTCATTATCCGCTGGATCGGTCGCCAGAGATGATCCTTTGCCGATTGCACCGTCCACGGGATCTCGACGTTTGGCTTGAGCGTCTTTTTCATATCCAGCCCAGCGTCATTCAGCACCGTCGCCAGATGCCCGAGCCAGAGATGGAGTGCGCTGTTCTGCGCCATTGTGCGCGGCTTGGTCGTCGTGTACTGAACGGCGATGTGCCCGTGCTTCTCGTACAGTTCCTCCATCCGGGCCATGAAGCGCTTCTTCGACTCTTCACTATTTACCGTGAACCCTTCCATCTAATCCCCCGTCTCGTCTGCGTAATCCGTGCCGATCTGTTCTGGAATGTGAACCCGGCAGTCTATGTCTCGATGCAAACGCTTGGCCAGACTGTAGGCAACGGCTTGCCCGGTGAACGATCTGTCGGCGTCCGCGAAGATGTGCAGCGTTGCGACTTCCTTCGGCGGCTCGAACTTCTCCAGCATTCCGGCGGTCGCTGCGGCCCAGCATGGGATCTTGAACTTCTCCATGACCGCGAGAGCTGTCTCGACTCCCTCCGCTATTCCCATCTCGGCATAAATGTCAGTGAGCCTGATCGCGCCTCCGGTCGTCGGTCTGCATGGCGGCATGATCTTCTTCGGTGATGGAACGAGCGCTTTCTGGCCGTTCGCAGAGAGATAGGTAACGTGCATAGTCGCCGGGAGTCCGTTCTTATCTGAGAAGATACAGACCATCGCCGGATGCTTGCCGAGTGACTTGCCGCCGTCCCAGTATTCAAGCCCGGGATGGAACCCGATCTTCTTGCAGTTTTTTAGACCGCGATTGCGCAGATACAGAATCTTGGCGTTGATCTGCGACTCGTAATCCAGCCCGGTTCGCATCTGCTCCAGCCGCGACTTGTTCTTGGCTAGATCTGGCTCGACTGGCTTGCTCGGCTTTATGTCGCCGACCATCTCTTTGATCTCCGCAGCGACGGCAGACTTGCTCATTCCGGTGATCTCGGCAGCTAGATCCCAGCCAGAGCCGTGCCCGCACTGGTTACAGTAGTATTTGCCGTCGCCGTTGTGATTAGTGAATCGGAATCGATCCTTACCGCCGCACATTGGGCAGGGCGAGTGCTTGCCGTTCAGCAGCGCTTGATCGATGCCGAGCCGCTGGAGTATCTCCGGCCAGCGGTTCCGCGATAATTGCATGAGATCAGTCATGGTAGACGTCGAGAAAGTCGGCCAGTGTCATTCCGAACACGCCCGCGATCTGTACGGCCCGGGAGAGCTTGATGTCTTCGCTCTTTTGCCAGCGTGAGACTTGCTGCGGCGCAACGCCGATTTCCTTCGCTATATCAGAGATTCGAGTATGCGAGCTGGCCTGTGCTGCCCGGATCGCTTTGCCGAAATCTACGTTTTGTGAGATAGTGGTCTTGCTCATAATTTACTTTCCCCGAAGTAAGAGTAGTTGGCCCGACGCGGATTTATTCTCCTGCCGCGTCGGGCCTTTTTTCGCTAGAACGGTATATCGTCCCCGAATGTTTCATTATTGTCGCTTTTTTGTTGCGTTTGCGCAACCTGACCGTCCTTCGCTTTGAGCTTTAGATCGAACGATGGCGACTTCTCGTGATCGGATTTATTGCGAAAAACATTTATCCAGTATTTCTTCCCGTCGATCTCGCAGTCGCCTTTTAGCACCATGTCCTGATCGTGACGCTGTTCGTGCTTCCAGAGTGCTCCGCGCAGATTGTTATCGTATTCGCTCATTTTTACTTCCCCTTCATCTTGGTTACATTTTCGTCGATTGTCTCGACGGCTTTGGTGACTATCGCTTCAAGTTCGGCGATATACTCTTCATCCCGCGTGACTCGAATGAGTAGCGGTTTGATCTTTTCGTGATAGGCCAGAAAGTCTACCCATTCTCTTTCGCAGATCCAGAGCTGGCCCATTACCTGCGCTTTGTACTCCGGCGGGAGTCTGTTCTCGCGCAGATACTTCACCATGGTGTGCGGCTGCGGGCACTTGATCTCCAGCATTCCGTCATCTGCCACCAGACCATCTGGACTGGCCCCGGCTTCGATAGTGTCATGTAAGCATAGACCGATCTCTGTGACCTGCCGCTCGTACATGAACTCGTAATACTCGCGCGCTTTCGGCTCTGTGTCGATACCGTGCTGCATCGCAGCGGTAGTCGGGAAGAACTTAGACTCGCCAGTCAGTTTCTCGGCGATCAGTTCGTCGATATAAGCGTCAGCAGATGCCGCTCGCTTCCCGGTAGCCGTGATTAGCTTGCCGAACGAGCTGGCGGTAGGCACTCCCCTGCGAGCTGCGTACCAGCCCTCAGTGCGTTGTTCGTGTGGAATTATGCGCATTTTCTTCTCCCGTGTATTGGCTTTCGATGTGTTTGCAGATGTCGACGAAATAGCTACGCTCGAAATCCGTCCAGTCAGCCGTAAAGTAAGTCACTAGCAGGGCCAGACGCTTGGCGCGATGCTCGATCTGGTCGTACTGCTCCAGATCTTCCTGCATAGCTTCGACGGCTTGATGGAAGTGCTGATAGTCCGAGATGAATGGCGCGTGCTGCTCCATGTTCTCGTGCAGCTCTTCGACGCTGATCTCCATTATCTGAGCGATCTCGTCCGCGTATAGAATCTTCTCGTCGTCACCCATTAGCCATTCCCTTTTTGGTCTCCAGTTTAGTGACCGCAATATCAGCCTGAACTACGTTCATGTCGGCGATCTTTTCGACTTTGAAGTAGTCGAGAAAGACCTTCTCGTCCGATTCGGTCTCTTTAATCAAGCCGATGATCTTGTCCAGAGTATCGACGTCGATCTTCTCTTCGAGTGCGGCTTTCTGCTTTCTCTCTAGCTCTGCGGCTTTGTCGGCTTCTGCGCTCGGCAGATCTTCGCCCGCGTAGATGTAATGCCCGAGACCGAACATCGCGAGACACTTAACCAAACAGCGCATTTTCGCTTTGTTGACTTGGACGCAATCCGGATTCGAGATCGCCTGATTCTTGAAGTCCATTACTGGTAGCCACATTTGGCGAGATAACCCGTCGATCGTCACGGTGCAGTAAACCATGACCGAGCCGTCGTTCCGAGCTTCGGCGGGTTCTTGGAAGGAATACTCGGCTTGCGGGTAATGCTCCATTAGCGTCCCCCATGCCCACGCCCAGCTTAGAAAGCTGAGATTCTGTTTCTTTTCGATGCGGTCGGTTACGTCGACCTGAGATAGCGTCGCCCAGATGGACGCATACGTCGTCTTTTCGCTCATAATAAATCTCCCGATTTAGGCCAGCCGAATGCCAGCCGCACGGTCGATTATACTAAAATGAGACTATAGTGCAACGGTATTGATGCGGATTTGTGGCGGGAGTGTTAATAAGTCCAGATGTGCGGTCTGGGCGCGTTGACCTCCAGATCGGTCGCTACGTCCAGATGAATGAACCGGGAGTCGCCCTTCTGGTTTACCCCGATGCCGTTGAATAGCCCGGAGTTCAGCGCGTGCCGCAGTAGATGGATCGCTTCTTCGTGACTGACCGCTATATCCACTGCCATCCCCAGACCGTGAGAACCGACGAAATC